CCCCGAGGACGTCTACAACACGGGCGAGCTGCTCCTCGGGCGGCGGGTGCGCCTCAACGCGCTCATCGAGGGCGAGCTGGCCCGGCTCTACTGCTACCCGTCAGGAGCTTGCGTCATGACCGGCTGGCTCGACTCCCGTCTCGAGCCGTGGGACGTGCTCGTCATCGCGCTCTCGCTCGTGCTCGTGGCGTGCGTCGCCTACGCCGTCTCCTGCGTGCTCGCCTACCTCGCGGAGCGCCGCCAGCGGATCGAGGCCGAGCGCTGGCGCCAGCAGGTCCGTAAGCGCCTCCGGGAGATGCACGCCAACAGACCGCCGAGGGGCGGCACGGCATGAGCGCGCTGGCCGAGATCGCCACGACAGAACCCGAGATCCTCACCCACTCTCGCGCCGCATGCTTCCGCGCCTGCCCGCGCCGGCACCTGTTTCGCTACGAGTACGGACTCCGGCCCGTGATTGAGAGCGCGCCGCTCCGCCTCGGCAAGGCGTTCGCGCTCGCAGTAGAGGCGGACGCGAAGGGGCTCAGCGTCGAGGACGCCCTCTCCGGCCGCCTGGAGGATCCCTTCGAGGCCGCGCTCCTGGCCGCGATGTGGACGACCCACCGCGCACGATGGGCCGAGGAGCCCGTCGAGCACGTCGCCGCGGAGCTCCCGTTCGAGTTGCCGCTCGTGAACCCCGCGACGGGGATGCCGTCAAGAATCTGGAGACTCGGCGGGAAGATCGACCGCATCGTCAGACTCGCGGACGGGCGCCTCGCGCTCATGGAGTACAAAACGACCTCCCGTGACTTCGCCCCCGGCGCCGTCTATTGGCTCCGCCTCCAGCTTGACGCCCAGCTGTCGCTGTACCTCCTGGCCGCGCGCGAACTCGGGTACGACATCGGCACGGTGCTCTACGACGTGACCCGCCGGCCGGCGCTCCGGCCGCAGAAGGCGACGCCGACCGAGTCGCGCAAGTACACGAAGGGCGGGCGCCTCTACGTCGCGCAGCGTGAGACGGACGAGACGCCGGAGAAGTACGCAACGCGCGTCTCCACGGCAATGCAGGAGGACCCGTTCAGTCACTTCGCCCGGGTTGAGATTGCGCGGACCGACGCCGATCTCGTCGAGTGTCGGGCCGAGCTGTGGAACGAGCAGCTCTCGCTCCGCGAGGCACAGCGCTCCGGCCGGTGGTTCCGCAACCCCGAGGCGTGCGTAAGCGCCACGGGACAGGTCTGCGATTACCTCTCGGTCTGTCAGATGACCGACCTCGATACCCGGACACCCCAGGGATTCCGCCGCACCGTGGAGATGCACGAGGAATTGTCTGCTCGCTCGGGGCAAGCCGAGTAGCCCGCGGGGGGCGAGCTCCGCACAAACGAGAAGGGAGTCCCTGATGTCAGCAACCCCCGAAATGAAACCCCTCCCGCCGCCCCGCAAGGCGCCGCCGTTGCAGGCCGCTCCCGCGCCGGCCCAGCTGCCCGCGGCGGACCGCTTCGTGATCACATCCGGCAAGGTCCGTGGCGCCCAGCGCGTGATGCTCTACGGCCCCGGCGGGATCGGCAAGTCCTCGCTCGCCTCGCTCGCTCCGAATCCGATCGTGCTCGATCTCGAAGAGGGCACGCGCGGCATCGACGTCCAGCGCATCAACGGCGGGAGCCTCCACACGTGGGCTGACCTCCGCGCGTGTCTCCAGGCGCCGATCCTCGACAGCTTCGACTCGATCGTGATTGACAGCGTCACTCGCGCCGAGGAGTGGGCCATCGCGCACACGCTCGCGACGGTTCCGCACGAGAAGGGCCACAAGGTAACGAGCCTTGAGGGCTATGGATTCGGCAAGGGCTATCAAATGGTATTTGAGGTGTTCGGGCTGATCCTTCCGGATCTCGATCGTCACGTGCGCGCCGGCCGGAACGTGATCCTCATCGCCCACGATTGCACGGCCGACGTGCCGAATCCGACCGGCGACGACTTCATCCGGTACGAACCGCACCTTCAGCAACCCAAGAGCGGACGCGCCTCGATCCGCGAGCGGGTCTTCCAGTGGGCGGATCACGTGCTCTTCCTCGGCTACGACGTCGTGACGGAGGACGGCAAGGGTCGCGGGGAGGGCACTCGCACGATCTGGCCCGTCGAGCGTCCGGATCACCGCGCGAAGTCGCGCTCCATCGCCGAGCCGATCCCGTTCGAGGGGCCGACGGACGGCGCCATCTGGTCGCTGGTCTTCGGAGGTGCGCAGTGAGCAACGAAAACGCCCCCGCCCTTCTCGACAGGGAGGGCATCTTCCGCGTCAAGCCGTTCGACTGGTCGATTCAGCCGAGCGGCTCCTCGAAGGCGATCGCGGTCAGCGTCGGGTGTGTGGTTACGGCTCAGTACGACGCGGGCGAGTGGGTATCGTGGACGGAGTACGAACCGTACCAGGTGCGCGGTTGGTGGTACGTGATCGGCAAGGACGGCCGCGTGAATCAGAAGGCCGTTGACCAACTCGCGTTGTCGCTCGGGTGGGACGGTGACCTCCGCACTATCCGCAACTCGAACCCGCCGGACATCGAGGTGAAGGTCACGGTCAAGGCCAACGTCTACAACGAGAAGACGACGTACAAGGCGACGTGGATGAACCCCGGCGATTACACGCCGGAACCGTCCGGAGCATCAGACGAGGACGTCTCGAAGCTCGTTGTTCAGTTTGGCTCTCTGCTCCGCGCCGCGGCGGCCGCGTCGAAGAAGACGGCGGGGAAGACGACGCCTCCAGTGAAGGCGAAGACCAAGACCAGTCCGGACCCGATCATCGCGCCCGTCGATATGGATGATGTCACCAGTGATCCCTGGGGCTGATTTGCTCCTTTCATCGTGCGCCTCGCTTCGGCGGGGCGCAGCTTGAAGAGAGAAGACGAAAAGGAGGGCCGGCCTCATGGCAACCGAACAGCTCCCGGTCAAGCTCACCGACGATGAGACCCTCGTCCGTGCCGACGAACTCGCCAAACAGATCCGGACCCTCGACGACGAGGAGAAGGCCGCGAAGGACGCCGCCTCGCTCGCGAAGGACCGCATCAAGACGATGGAGTCGAACATCTCCCGTCTCGCGCGGATTGTGCGTGAGCGGAAGGAAGACCGGCCCGTCGAGGTGCGCGAGGCCCGCAACGATCCGGCGCGCACCATCGAGACAATCCGCTGCGACACCGACGAGGTGGTCCGCTACCGCGCGATGTACGAGCGCGAGCTCGTGCGGCCGCTCTTCCCGGTCGAAGATGACAAGACCGCGCAGGCCTAGATGCGGATCCTCGCGATCGACCCAGGCTCAACCCACTCGGGCGTCGTGATCCTCGCCGGGCCTCCGCCCACGAGGGCGCCGGAGATGCCGTGCAAGCTGCCAAACCACGACGTGCTCGCCATCCTCCGGACCGCAATCGAGAGCGCTCGTCTCGTCAAGAGCGCGCCGGGAATCATCGAGGCCATCGCGATCGAGTCCATCCCGGCCGTGTACGGACGCTCGGCGCTTGCCGACCTGTGCGACACGATCCGCTGGGAGGGGCGATTCATCCAGGCGGCTGACCCGCTGACCGTCGTGCAGGTGCCGCGGCAGACGATCAAGCGGGGCATTTGCGGCGTCGCGACGGCCTCTGACAAGGACGTGCGGGACGCACTTATCCAGCGGTGGGGCGGCAAGGACGCGGTGAGGAAAACGACGAAGAAGGATCCGCGTCCCCCGGGACCGCTCGCCGCCGTGACGTCAGACGCGTGGGCCGCGCTGGCGCTCGCCGTCCACGTGTTCGACGGTATGGCCGAGCTTCGCGGACAGGCTCCGGGGCGGGTCGCCGCGTGATCCGAATCTTCCGCCTCGTCCCGATCGCCTCGCTCGACGAGTGGCTCGCCGCGGGGTGGGAATTCAGCCATCAGGATCCTCGCTACGGTCACGCGTTCGGGTGCTGCTGGGTTTGGAGGACGGAAGCGTGAGACTCGACGACCTCTACGCGGGGGAGATTCGGTGAGCCGCGCCATGGCCCGCCCGCCCGACCACGCCGCCATCCGGAAGCTGGCCGCCGAGATGCTGCACGAGGGCTACGGCATCAGCGACGGAGCACGGATCACAGAGTCCGTCCTTGCTGCGGCACGGGCGAAGCTCGGGATGGTGCGCGGCTACAACGAAACGCCGCTCGTC